AAAGTTGCGGTAGCTTTTTTTTATTATATTAACAAAGGAAGATCAAAAGGGTGGAAATACTTTTTTCCTACAGACTCACATTTAAATGGATTTCAAGCGTTTTTATACTACAAACTGGAAGCAGAAAGGAGAAATTATTCTAAAAACTTTTAGCTTTACACTTAGCCCAGTGTATCTCAGCGCACTTCTCGTAGTCTTCGATGTCTTCAAAGTATTGTCTCACATTATCATAAACATCATCTTCCATCGGAATAACAGGAACTGATGGATTGAATACAACATATATTTCTTCTCTTTCTTCAAGCATTTGACTGTAAGTTTCTTTTCCAGTCAAAAGTTTATAACTGTCAATCATACATTTATGTTCGTCAAATGCCATCCTTAATCTTTATTTTTAGTTGGTTTTATAGGTGGATTAATTACTATGGGTTTTATACCAATTGGCGTAACTATAGTTGGTCTTGGTTTAGGAACAACAATAGGTCTAATAATAATTTGAGGATTATAGGGTATAGTATTGTAGTATGGAATAGAATTATTGTATTGATAAGTATTATAAATTTTTGGTCGTAATGAATTTACATCAATAAGAACTGTATCACCTGCATGAGTGATCCCTAATACTTTAACAAAATGAAATGGCTCGTGTGTTGATCGACAGCTGCTAATGATTATTAAAAACAATAACATAAATAAAAAAGTTATTACTGCATTAAATGGGTGTGCAATTATATTTAATACTATATTTCTTACGTAATTATACATGTCTCTCATAATTTTTTAATTATACATTTCATCAAGCGTTTGCTGTCTCAATTCTTGTTTCTGTCTTTTAATTTCTTGTTTTTGACGATACATATCCGAGTTTTTATATTCTTCTTGCATTCTCATTTTTTCTTCATATTGCTCTGGAAAATATCTTTCTAATTCTTTATTTGTGAATTTTTTACTTTTAGGTTTTCGTGTAGTTTTTTTAGCATCTGCTCGTTGTTCTTTAGAAAGAATTTGATAGTCAGAAAACTGCAAAGCTCTCATTATTAACTCTGTACCAGAAGCTTTTCCGCTTAATATTTCGTCTGCATTTTTAACTAAACGATCTAACTGTATCAAAGGCAATCCAGCGTTAGACACATTCCAAAAAGCTTTCTTTATAGCAGCTTCTTTACCTGCTTTACTTTTTTCAATAGACTCAACTGTTCTTTGTTTTCCATTTTTATCAAATGGAGTTATATTAAATCTATTAGCTTCGTTTAATTCTCTAAAAAACTTTAACCCTATTGTTAGTATAGGAACAGCCGACACATCTTGTCCTGTCCATGGTTTGGAAGTCATTAAATCTCCAAACGCTTCAACAAAACTACCTATAATAAATAAGCCATTTAAGTTTCCTAAAGCCGCAGCTCTTAGTAATGTTTCCTCATCTTCCTCTTCCCAAGGCGCTAAAACACCAGGCAGACCAGCTGAAATAAATTGGAATATAACTGGCAAAATAGAATGATACATAGCTAAAGTTTTAATATTCTCCCAATAAGTACCTTTCCCTTCTTTACCACCACTCTTTATTTTTCTATAAAGATTTCGTGTTGTTGTCATTTCCTTTCTTAAGTATTGTTTTACTGAAGTCAAGAACATATTTAAACTTCTATTAAATGCTCCACCTGTTTGGAATTGATCCTTATCTTGTATATCACTTGATTGCTGAGATGATTTTGTGTCTCTCTCAAACATTTTGACTGCATAGTCAATTACTTCTTGATCAGTTGCTGTAGGATTTTTCTTTCTATACTGGTCTTTATAAAAAGCATAGTTAGGAACACCACCAATAACAATTGCACCTTTATCTCCTTGCTTAACTAAATACATTAATACATTAACAATATTACCCATAGTTTCTGATGGAACTAATGTTTGAATTTTACCTGGAGCATAACTTTCTATTGTTCTTAATATTGATTCACCATATCTGTCTTGTATATAAACCGAGTTATCAGTTATTTCCTTCCAGTTAGATTTCATTTCTGGCAACTTCATAGCTCCGTATTTCATCCAATTTCTAAAACCAATACGCACAGCGTAAGCTGGCGCTGAAGTTAACTGCTTAATAAATATTGTTGGATTAATAGATAATCTACCTATAACAAATGCTGAAGTCACATTATTAATCCAATCCATACCATATTCTTCTCTAACACCTTTTTTAGATAAAGTTTGAATCATTTTATCAATACTTTTCATAGGACCACGACCATATTGATTTGTTATAGCTTTTCGTATATCTTCATTAGAAAAAATACTGTTTACATCGTTTAAGTTTTCGCCAAAAGCAGCAAAATAATTCATGTCATTAACATAAGTCATCATAGCAGCCATTTGATCCATGCTTTTTATAGCCTTTTTGTTTTTTAATCTAACTTTTGTTGAAGCAGGAGAAGCCATACCTTTGTAAGCTCCTTTTTCATTTGATAAAACATCACCACCAACTTCAGAGTCTATACCTTCTCTATATATACGACCTGCATAATGTTCATTCCATGGCATAGTTGTTCTGTATACTTTCTTATACACTTCATTATACCCTTCATATAGTGATGGAAAAAATTCTTCAACTTGCCATTTCATTATTTCTTTTACCTCATCATTTAACAGAGCTTCCATTTCCTCCATTATTCTTGCATAATCTTTACCATATTTAGTTTCATAAGATGCTTCATTTGCAGGATCTCTGTATTGATTTACTAAATAAGCCATTTGGTTCTGACTTAAATCCTCAATCTTTACACCACTTGACATAACAATTCCTGTTGAAGCAGGGATACTATCTTTTTGAGATTTTGCTCTCCATTTTTTTGTGCCATAAATTTCTTCAAGTTTAGCATTTATAACCATAGTCGTAATCATTTTTCGAGCTTTATAATCATTGGTCGATTCATCAATCTTAAACGTAACCAGTTCTTGGAGTTCACCACCAAATAATTCACCAGGCATTTTGCCGATTTTAGACATTAGATTTAATAAATCATTATTACCAATAACAAAAGCAACCATTCCTTCGGTTAGTTGAGAAAACTTTACTTTAGCTCTATTAATTACTCCTTTTTTTCGAGCATTAGATACTGCTTCATAATCTCTAAGTATTTGTTTACTATCTGGATTTTTTATTAATTTTTGATTTGACTTAGATTCTACTTGTAAATCATTGTATTCAGGGTTAGGAATATACATACTTACTCTTGTTCCAGTAATTTCATAAAATGCTTTTTCAAAATTAGAAACGTGTTTTAAATGTTTAGCTCTTAATTCAGCTTCCATTTCAGTTTTTCCTTCTTGCACTAAACTAATTAAATTGTTTACTACGTCTTGTAAATCTTGTGTCTTATCAACTGTAACATCTTCAGACATTTGAGCATTAAGATAATTTATAACTACATTTAAATCTGCTACATCAGTTCTTTGTTGTTCAGTTTGAAATGATTCTGCTTCTATTTTAGATAAATCACTTTCTAATTTTTCAACTAAATCTTCAATTTTTGTTATATCCGTATTACCATTAATACCTTTAATTTGTTTTTTTATAGACTCTAATCTAATACGAACTTCATTACTAACTTTATATGCTTTTTTTCTACCTGACTGAGTATCGTCATATTTAGCATCTAAAATATCATCAATCTTGTTAGTTAATTCTTCATTTGTTCTCGTGTTTACAAATTCTAATACTTCTTCCTTTAAATTTTCAATATTTTTTGGATTAGCATCAGTTATTTGTCTAATTAATTTAATAACCTCTGGCTTTATAAACACAAAACTCGGAAGTGACTGACGTATAAAATTTCTTAGTTCTCGTTGCGTAGTTTTTAAATCAGAAGTAGATCTTCCTTTTATTAACCTTCGAGCTGCTTTAATTCTTACGTAAGCATCTCCTTTCGTTATTCCATTTTCAAATGCATTCATCATCTGAGAAATCATTTGAGCCTGTACAGTGCTGTAAGCACCATTGTTTGACTCCGCATTATACTCAGGTTGACTCTGTAGGAAATCTAATGTAGCATTATCAATTTCTTCTTGAGTAAATTTGTAAAACTTTTTATTTGTTTTTGCGGCTTTATTTTGAATTACAGCAATTTCTTGTTCTAATTTTTTAATTTTAGCTTCAATTTTTTCTGATTTTTTTGCATCAAATAAATCTCCTTGAGGAATTTTACCTTTTTCTACATCAATTTTGTCATTAAGTTTTGATATTGCTTTACCTGTGGATGTTAAGTTGTTATCTAATAAGTTTTTTCTAAATTCATATATTTTATTAAATACTTTTACACCAGCATTCATACCCCCTGCTATATTTCCAAAAACAGCTGGTACATTTTTAAGAGCAAAATTACTTACTTTCATTAAAGGTTTTATATCCTTTACTAAAAGATCTGTCTTTCTTTTTAAATAGTCAAAAATAGTATTGTCAGTAATATTATTTTCTCTTCCTAATTTTATAATATCAATTGGACTTTTATTTTCTCTTCCTATTTCACCCATTGACTGTTGTCTTCTTACAACAGCTCTTGGATTGTAAAATCTTGGTTTATTGTTTTGTGTAACACCATTAGAAAAATAATACCCAGCAACTTGACCTTTTCTATATCCTTCCTTGTATAACGCTTCTTCTACTCTTAAACCTAATCTTCTTGCAGATCGTTGTAATTCCCCTAAAGGTATAGTGCTTGGCATAAATCCTTTAAGATTCATTTTAAAAAGCAAGCCTAACTTTTCTGCTTCAGATTTTTGTCTTCGTACTTTTGGCGCTTCTGTTTCACTTTCTGTTTCAGTAGAAACCTCTGTTTCAGGGGATTTTACTTTACCAGCAACCACGCTTACGTTTCTAACAGCATATGGTTTTCCAGACTGTTGAACTAAAACTTCTCCACCTGGTTGTCTGTTTTTAAATAAATGTAGCACAGGTTTTGATCCATCTTTTAATGAAATATGAAATGGATAGCTTGGATGAGAATCTTCATTAACCTCAACCTCACTGTTTACCTCTATAGCGGCATATACATCGCCTACACTTAAACCTTTAGTTAATTTTTCAGCAGCAATTTTAGCAATTAAATCTACAAGAGATTGTGATCCTGGTCCTTTAACACCTTTTTTAGTATTACCTACGCCAACATTTTTGTTTACATCACCACCTAAAAACTCAGCTATAGCAGCCTGACTTTCTTTTGGTAAATTTTTAGCTATTTCTCCAACAATGTCTTTTACTACAAAACCTCTTTTTTCAAATGTACTTGTGTTTGGGTTTGTAAAATATTTTTTAATATCTGTTTTTAAATCTTTAGCGCTTTGTCTTAAATCAATTTCTCCTTTAGCTTTTTTAACCGCTGTAGATACTGCTGACCTAAACAGTGAAGGACTAATTAAATTGTTATCCAACATGGTGTTAAGTATGGCTAATGTAGAATTAACTCCTGAAGCACTACTAACTAATTTAGCATCAGTTCCTTTTGTTAAAACTAAATATGCTTTACCACCATTATTTTCTAATTGTTTGTTTAAACTGTTTTTTATAGTATTTGCAGTTCCTACTTTTCCAGAAGCCCATACGTCTCCAAACTTAGTAACAAAAAACACTCCTCCTTCTCCTTCAAATATAACTTTATCATCATACTTAATCTCTCCAGCTAACATATCATCAGGAGCTGTAATAGTAACCTCCTTGCCTTGCATGAAGGATATGTCTTTAGGCTGAGTAATTAGCCCAGCTTTTATCATCTCCGCAACACTTTCTTGCTGAGTATAAGTAACCTCAAAACCACCTACTTGTCTTCGCTTTAACGCGTCAGATGGCTCTTTAACGTAAGTGTACTTCGTGAGAGGTCCTTCAAGCTTGCCATCCATAAATAGCTCAAGTTCTAAATTATCTATTGATTCAATATCACTTTCTGTAATTTCTTCTCCAGTTTTAGTTTTACGCGCAATGGTGTTTAATAAATTTACAACGTCTGCTTCTGATTGACCAATTTCAATACCAAGTGCATATGCAACCTTTTCTATCCATTTTCTAACTACAGATTTAGTGCTGGCATCTAATGTTGTATAGTTGCTTGCAATCATACCCACTATTTCCGCTAACTTTTCTTCGTTTTGTATATTAGAATCGTAGTTTTTTATGAATTTTTTTAATTCAGTTCTTGTAGCTTTATCTAAAGTTTTTGAACGTGACAAAGCTTGAACCATTTTTTTAGTAACAGCTCTTGCTACTTTATCGTTCATTTTTAATTTATTTAATAATACTGCATGGAATATTTCGTGAGCTACAGTTCTTTTGTTAGCTTTCGATAAATTTATATGTATAGTATTATCACCAGGATTAAACAGACCATTTCCGTTTTCAGAGTCTATTTGACCATATTGTTCGCTATTTCTATGAACTACTATTTTTATACTTGGAAATAATTTTGCTATTGCTTTAACAGCTGTTCTTGCTTGTTTTAAAATAACAGATTGATCTTCTGTACTTTCGTTAAAGTTATCTGTATCAGGTCCTTGTTTAGTAAATGATAAATTTGGATTCTCTTCATTAACTTCAATATCAACTTCACCATTATTATCATCCTTAACTTTTTGCGTTTTTTTAGGAAGATTATCAATATCTTTGTTTTCTGTAGTATTTGGATCTATCAACGCTTCAAAATCTGAAGCTTCATTTGGATCTACTTCCTCCTCGGTCTTCTCCCTGTTTTCAATTTTGGTTTCGGTTTCACCCTGTTCGGTAGACTGGCTGTTGGGTAAGCCTTGTCCCACCTCTTCGCTACTTCTGGAAGATTCTTGTGCATCCACGCTCTCTGTGCTTTGCTTTTGTAAGGCATCTTGTTCAGTTTTAATTTGTTCAGATGTAGGATTCTCTATCCCTTGTTCTTTTAATGAAGTTACCGCATCTTCTTCTGTTATTATTTTTTCTTCATCATCAACTCTACCCAAGTTTGGGTTTTCAGTAGCCGCTAATGCATCTCTTCCTATCTTTTCAAGTGATGTATTAATAGCATCTATTTTATTTTGAACTGATTTAACAGACGATGGATCTTTTCCAGCAATACTTTGCTCTAATTTTTGTTTATTTAATAAAAGACCTAAAGCTATTTTCTTTTGATCTGTTGTATAATCGCTTGGTATTAGATTATAAACTCCTTTTAATTCATTAAATGTATTTTGTTCTTCTTTAGCTTGTCTGACTGTTAGTTCTCCACTATTTATTTTGTTTTTTAAATCAATTTCTATTAATTTGAAAACTGGTGAAGAACTTCCATCCCCAACCATGTCTTCAAATACTTCAAAAACACCATTATCTAATCTTGTAAAGTCTTTTGAAGCTGCTGCGTTTGACATTGCTCCTGGAACACTCATTATCCAGCCGCCAACCATTTCTTGTGCGCCAGCTTTTAATACTTGATTGAACCCATCTCTAAATGAGTCAGGAGTTTGAAACATGTCAGCGTCTTTAATATTGTTATAAATAGCCTTAGCAGATATATCTGCTATTTCTTGTGCAGCTCCTGTTTCAAATTCAGCTACACCACCAGCTGCAATAGTAAGAACACCACGAGAAATCATGTTGTCAACCTCTTGTCTTACAACATCTTGAAAGCCTCTTTTTTGAACTTGTTTTAAACCCTTGTATTTACCTAAAGCTTTCAAAAGAACTTTATTCATTAAACCTTTTTGTTTAACAACATTTCTCAACCCTACTGATTCAAGTGTTGCAACTACAACACCTAATGGTAATGCTACAGCTAATTTTTCTTTTTCTGATATATTTGCAAAATCAGGATCATTAAACATTTCTTCATTTAAATGATCACTAACCTGCATAAACATAGCAGATGTTCTTTGCGCCCACCCAGCTGGACCTGCTGCTCCTGCCATTGCTGGCAAAGATTCCATTAAACCTAAATATGCACCCCCCCAAAAACCTTCTTTCATTAAATCGCTATATTGAGTAGTCGTGGAAGCTGAACCTAAAACCTCTTCTGGAGCTGTTCTTAAGGTTTCTACTATAGAGCCTGAACTTACATCACCAATATTAGTTGCCATTGCAGTATCAGAGTAACGACCTCCACCTGCAAGTTCTTTAATTTTAGCACCGCCATCTTCTTGCCATTCATATATGTCAAATTTAGCTTGTTTCGCAAGTATATCTCTGGTTTTAGTATCAACTGCTTCTTGCTGCTTGTCAGTTAAGGACATTTTATATCCCTCAAATTCATCGCCCTCAATTCTATCTAACTGCTTCATGATGCCAAACATTTTCATTGCAGTATCTTGATAAAGTCTGTTAAATCCTTTTTCACCTGCACCACCATATTCGCCCATTAAAGTAGCCGCATCAACCATATAACTATAAGCACCAGATAATTGTCGACCAACTCCATTCCAAATATTATCTAAAGTAGCTCCAGAAAGCTGACCTCTTTCAGCCTGCATTTCAGTGTACCTACCCATAGTTTGATCTAAAGTATACCCTTGAGTTTTTAAGTCATTATCACGTGCTATTATTGCTGCTCTTTCATTGTTATTAATAGATCTTGCAGTCATATAATTATTATACAACTCACGAGTGCCTGGTTGGTTTAATTGCTCTTGTGTTAAATTTTGAAATTGCGCTCCTTCTACGTCTAAAGAGTTTTTTGCTTTTAGCCATCCTTGTACTTGTTGATTAAAAACATTTGCTTGTGTGTTTAATATGGATACCGAAGCATCAATATCTTTGGTGTCAAATATTTTTCTTTCTAAAGCACTATAACCGTTTTCCATTAAAGATAACCTACGACTTTCAGCTTTGTTTTTTTGTAAGAACGCTTGTAAAGCTGCGGCTTCTTCTGCATCATTTGAACTAAAAAAATTATCTAAATCAACATACAATGTTTCCCCATTTGCAGATGTTACATTCATTCCATCACCCATCATATCAGCTGGATCAAACTTAAATCCATACTGATTAAAATGATAATTTAATAAAGGCACTGCTTGTTCTTCAGAACCACTAACCAAATCTTGATTAACAGCCTGCATTGAATTTGTAAAAGGATCTTCAGTCTGTTGAGCTATTTTTTTATTAGCCTCAGAAAATTCATTAAACTCATCTTCAGAAACTTCTTGACCATTAATTGAAGATTCTCTTGTTATATTGTTTGCAATAGTTGCTTGTGCTAAAGCAGACTCTTCTGGAGCTAAAGGTTGATCAACATTAGGTTCATTAGTACCATTTGGAGAGTTCTCGTTGTTTAATGGATTTGTGTTGGTATTTAATTCTGAAGAATCCGAATTGCCATCGTTCTGTTCTGATTCCATAGCTTCCTGAACCCCAGAAGAAAGCTCTTCTTGTAAATCGACTTTTTTTTTTACTTTAACTTTGTCAGACCAAATATCTAAAGGCTCTCTTTCGGTAAAAGTTTTGTCAACACCAGTAAGCCATGAATACATTTCTAACGCAAAATCATCTTCTTGCATGTTATTTTGAAAATCATCAAAAGTATACCTTCCTGAATAAGCATAATTCGTATCAAGCCAACCATATAATTCTACTAAATATTCATTCATCTTATGCTATTTTATTAAATTCTACATCTACCTTAGTATAATCTACGTGAAGATAATCTCCAACTTTCACAGTTGCCCATGGGACTTCTTGGGCCATAACACCTGTATATGTACCCTGGTCATAAACTCCTTGTTTATAATTCCAACTATAAATATTTATTCCATTATTAGACTTTCCGATTAAACTAATATTTTCTTTTAATCTAATGTCTGATGGTGGTAACCCTCCAGTATTGGTTGTCCCTGCTTTTGAAGCATTGTATGCGTCTATAATTCTATTTATTTCTGCATCTACTTCACTTTGAAGTTTAGAGTTATCAGCATCATATCCAAAAGTTTTACTTACGTTTTGATTTGTAACTGGATCTTTATATTGTACTATAATATCATTTGTTGATCCAGACGCATCAAATGTAGATACTGTTATACCCATTGAAGAACCAAGGTTTCTTTCCAGTTTTTCCAGTCCTTTTGAAAATGCTTTTTTAACGACTGGAGCTGCTTTTAAGTAATTATTACGTTCATCTGGTATAGCTGTAAATTCAGAATTCATCGTAGTTGTCATACTACCATCTGTGTAAGTATTATCTGAGTTGTAATTATTTAAACTTTTATAATTTCTTGTTGTTCCAAATTCTTCATCACCTTTCCAATCAGGGTTTACCTGTCCATTTGGTAAAAATCTTGTTGTCCATTTATTAGCAGGATCAGAATCTACCATTTGATCGAATGACATGTCTTTAGTAACTTCTCTTGGAAGTATTTCTCTATATAATTTTTTAGCAATAATTTCAGTTTCTAAAGGCTTAGTTGTATCTATCTGACCATTTGCATCTTTACCAAACTTATCTATAGTTTCTGTTACCGTTCGACCATTAATTTCTTTAGTTATAATAATTGTAGGTCCAGTTCTATCAATTGAAACAATTTTAGTAGCTCTATCAGTTGCGTTTTGTGAATTTAAAAACTGCTGATTCATATCCATTATTCTATCTTCAGCAACCATTGTTGCATCTTGTCCAGTTATAGTAATAATATCATTTACATCATTAAAATATCCTTTTCTTTGGTCTGCAGTGTTATTATTGTTAGTAGTGGTGGCTGTTGGTTGTTGTCTTTGTTGACCAGAAAAACCTTGAGACATTTTCTCTATATGATTAACTTGTGATTCAACAGCTATATCAGCAAGCCTACGAGCTTGTGTTATTTGAGTATCATTCATTTCAGGTATTGGTTGTCCTGAAGACATGTCAACTTTAATCATAAAATCAGTAGATTTATTTGGATGTTCTTCTTTAAATTGACTTACTGTTTCAGCAAAGAAAAAACCACCAGAATTGGCTAAAACCTGTGCTGCATTCATGTTATTAGATTCTCCAGGCGCTCCAACCATCGCATCTATTTGAGCGTTTTTCCACATGTCATAAGTTAATGGATTTCCGTTTAAGTCCTTACCAAAATCTCCTAAATTTCTAAAATCTTCTACAGATGTAACTTGACCTCCTCCACTTAATACAGAATATTGATTAGCTTGATCTACAGCAGCTTTTATAATATCTGCTATTTGAGAAGTTTGAGCAGTTGCCATATCATCAACATCAACTCTGTCTTGTTGAAACTTCATGAAATTAATTATCTGATTTGGATTCTGATAATCTTGTTTTCGCTTTTCGTAATCTGGCATTACATCATACAGTCCAGTTTTAGTATTTCTACCCATTGTCACTAACTGCATTTTACCGTTAGTAGGGTTAGACCATAATTTTTTGTTTTTTAAATTACCTAAAGCTTCTACAGATAAATTTGTAAAAGCCTCTAACTCACTACCTGTAACTCCACCATCCTTAGCCGCCTGAAGCCTTTCTCTTGCTTGTACAGCCCAATCATCCCAACCTTTTACAGCTGTGCTTAAACTGGAGTATCCAGTTTTTTGTTGCTGCATAAACAACATATTATCTTGGACGCTTATTAAACCACGCTTCATTAAGTTGTTTTGCTCTTGTATTTCCTTTACAGACATTGCAGATGCGTTTATTAATAGCGATGCTGCATCTTGAGTTCCTGTTTCTGGAACTTTACTAAGCTGTTCTATAGCGTCTTGAGTAGACTTTTCTATAGCTGCCTTACGAGCTACTCTATCAGCTTGTATAATATTAAGGCCTGTAACTAACTCTTTAGAAGCTGCGTTCCAGTCCATTTGAGTACTGTCTACACTCCTTTGAGCATATACCGAATATTTATTTGCACCTGAAGGTCTTGAAGTATCTTCTGCCATATTACTATTATTGATTTAGGTATTTGTAAAAATCAGCCCCAAAATTTTTAAGAAAACCTGCTCTACCTTTTCTGTTTATCTGGCCTTTAGTGAAATTGTTTGTAATTGCCGCGTAAATCTCATCCCTGCCACGAGGAGTTGAAGTTGTTGGAGCAAATAAAGCTGCTTTGCTCAAGTCATAATTTTTGCTATTTGGATCTGAAAGATCTGCATAAGTTTTTTGCCCTTCAGCTGTTGTACCTGGTTGATTCACTACTGTTTTCATCATCTTTGATGGATCTCCAGAAGCCATAATTTGATCGGTTAATTTGTTTGCACGATTATCCATAGCTGACTTAGGAAATAAAGGTATTGCTGCTGCTACACCTTGAACTGCTTGACCAACCGAAGCAACACCTTGTTGCATAGCTGCTGCTGAAGCTTCATCTGAATCTCTTGATATTTGTTGTTGATCAGCTGCCGCACCAACCTTCATGTCTTTAAGGTCTTGATTAATATCAGATTGCTCTTGAACTTGCATTTTTTCTAAATCAAACATTTCTTTACCCATTGCAATTCGAGTACCTTCATTAGACTCTGTGGCTGCCGCACCAACTCTTCCTACACCAGCTGCTAAATTACGAGAATCACCTTCTTGTAAAGCTTGAATTCCTTGTTGTTGAACTTGTAAGTTTTGTTTGTACTCTCTTCCGTAAGCATCTAAGGGAACATTAAGCTTCTGCATAAATTCCACTTCAGCTTTTCTTTCAGCCTCTTTCATTAATTTTTTACTTGCTGCTGCGGCTGTCTCTCCTTGTCTTCTTGCCTTTGCTGCTTGAGAAAAACTCATACCAGCTGATCCTGCACTAATTAAAATTCCTGTTGCTGCTACTGCGGTTGCTGCTGCCATACTATAATTTTTTTATTATTTCATGAGATACTTTTGTATCTACATGGTAACCCAACTTTTTATGGGTTTCGATTAAATGTTTGTTTCTTCCAATACTAAATATATATTTTTTGCCATTGGCTTTTATATATTCTTCACAAGTAAGAATTAAAAACTCAATTGCGTCCTGCCTATCTTCATCTCTGTATGATGGGTTAGATACAATCCATTCTAATAAAACTCCTTCAGAATTAGTGAAATACATAAAACCTGCAACAATTGGAGTATTGTTTTTTTCTACTATAAAACCGCCTTTGCCATTATCTGGTAAAAAATCTTTAGGAGGAGTTTGCCACTCTGGCCAACTATCCCACCAAGAAACCAATGTATCCCAATCCTTGTCTTCAAGTCTTCGTATATCTAATTCCATTTAATATGATTTAGAAACAAAGATAGTGAATTTCTATGGAAAACTTTTCATCACACTACTACCTACAGAAAACAGTTCTACAGGATCTGTTGAGTCATTTTCTAATTTAAATTCTAAGTAATAGCCTCTTGCACCATGTGACTCAGCTACAGCATTTTTTATAAAAAGAATAAATTGTCCAACTGTAGGAACAGTTCCACCACCGACTGTTGTATCTACAGTAACAGTAGTGTTTGTTTTAGCAGTTACTTGACCTACTAAAACAGGAGCTGCGGTAGCAACACCAGCATTTAAAGTTGTTGCATATACTGTATCTCCAATATTTAATAATGATCCTATAGAGCCTGCGAATTCAATTATAGTTGCGGTGTTTGGACCACTTACTCCAGTACATGCACCAATACCATTTGCTGACCTTTGTGAAAAATTAACAGTGCCTGCGTTTGTTCTAATAAAACTAAACCACTCGCCTTCTTTTTCTACAAAATAAGTGTCAAGCATTGATCCTGGGTTACCATCAGTTAAATCAGTTAATAACCTTGTACACTCCCATCTCGCTTCATTACTGTCTGCGACAGTTGTGTTTGCTTCATAAGAAAGAGTTTTAAATAATTTTATACTTAATGTTGGTTCAGGATTAAACACACTTGTAATAGTAGCATTGCTAAACTGACCATAATAAGTGTTACGTTGTGCGCCTGTGTTGTGTCTAAATAAATTACCTCCTTTAAACGTGTAAAAAAAACTATTCATTCCTATCATAAATTCAGGAGTAAATGAATAAAACGATGGCCATCCTTTAGATGATTCGCTGTATGATAGTGTATAAGGTTCGCAATTTAAAGCCATTGTTTATATTTTATATTAATTAAAAAGGATCACAAGGAACTATTGACACTACAACTCCATTTCTTATTCCGATAGCTGTTGTGCTGTTCATTATTATATATTGCAAAGTACTTGTGTCATTTGCATACGTTGATCCATTTGCATCAGTAAAAACCCAATTACCAACAACTGGTACAGTATTAGTATCAACAGTAAAAGGAACATTAGTTCCTGTAGCATTTTGTATAAAATAGTATGTTAAACTATCTGGTCTACATGTAGTGCTTATATCAAAAGTACTTGCTTGAAAACTTGGTAGAGTTATTGGACAGTCTACTTCCCATCTGAAAAGCGTACCACAAATTGGCGCTGATATTGTTAAATTAATAGATGTTGGAGAGGTTGTTGTTTTAGGAACTACCATAGTAAAAACTCTACTTACTGTTCCTGGATTTACTCCTATTTGACTTGCAACTACAGTAGGTGAGGTAAACGTACCTTGCGCAACGTATGCAGAGCCAGTATATGTATAGTCTTCAGGTTGATCTCCAGCTGCACATGCACCACTTGGTGTACCATCATAAGGCGAACCAGCTAACAAAGCAGCATTACTATTTCCAACATAAGTAAATGTTCCAGTCCCTTGATTTCCAATTCCAGCATAATCTACTGTAACACCACTTCCATCTTGAATCAAAAATGTATTATGGTTTCCTTCACAAGTTAGTCTGTTATATGTAGCGGTATTATATGTTGCTAATACACCATCAGGGATTGCACTACCCATATAAAAATACATTACAATTGCTCCAGTAGTATTAGCTACATCAACATCCGCACTAAAAGTACCGTTATTACTAACAGATGCTGATAGTCCTGATCCACAAGGAACTAAACACTCTCCGCATGGTTGAGCATTCAATAAAACTCCATTTAATTGTTGTCTTATAATTCCTCCTTGAGAATAATATCCATCTGCCGCAAGAGTAGTTAAGCCTGTGTCCGTAAACAAAGCTGAAGCTTGTGAAAAATTTAATCCATCAAAACAATATGTTCCTAATGCTGCCATTTATTTATTTATTTATGGGCATGTAGTTACCGCAGTAACTAAGCCAAATTGATTTACTGTTATATAATCTGTTGCACTTATTTTATATAAGCCTTGTCCTAATTGAGTTCCTACAGCCCCATCAGTTGATGAATATACAAAATCTCCATATTCAGGCAGTGTACTACTTCCTGAATGAGAGTATGTTATATTCAAAGGTTGACCACATACGTCTGGTTCTGATTGAAACACTGAACTACCTTGGAATGCTGTAAAAGTAAAAGTACATTCACAACATGCAGCAGCAGCTGAACTTGCATCAAAACAAAATTCTTGGCAACTTGTTAGTCTATAATCATATATTAAATACAAATATTGATTTGCTAACGGTAATGACAAACTATTAACAGTGGTTTGATAAAGTCCAGCTGAAGGACTTATTACAGATCCATTAGCTACTGTAGTAGCCGCAGTTAACAAAGCAGCTATATCAGGTTGATTATTACTGTACAATGTATTACTTGATAGATATTTAAAATTATCATCAGGATACGCCCAGTCATAAGTATCAAAATTTATTTTATTAGAACGGATTGTTAAATCAATACCATCGTAAGGGAAAACACCTAAAGATCTTACACCAGTTTGAACATCATATGAAGAAGCTATTACATTGCTTGGACCAAATTCTGCTAAGTCAGAATCAATTGGACTAATATTAATGGTGTCTTCCCATAAATACTCTACATGAATAAATTTACCGTTTTGTTCTGGCGAATTTAATACCACTTTTACAACAGTTATATTTACTGGCTCAACACATGCAGCTGTTAAAGTAAATGATGCTGTTGAAATTGCTGTAAATGTTACTGTAGCATTAGATGGACTATTTAAAGTTTTATTAAAAGTAAAAGTTCCTGATCCTGTTAAAGTAGAGCTTGTAGTTGTAACACCATTCCATAACACAGAAATAGTTATTGATCCAGATGTAATGTTATAATTAAAGTTAGCATCTCCAATCAAAGCACCATAATTTATAACACTAACAATAGCATTTGCAGCTCCTGTTGCTAACCCATTTCTTTGTAGTCTATAACCACATTGAACAATTTCTGGTGGTAATGGAATTTTATTACAATTCATACCTAAAACATATTCGTCCATATAAGGATCATAACCACCTAATTTTTGTGTTTGAATAGACTCATAAAATTCATCTCTAAACCAAGAACGCATTCCCATAGCTGAAACAATCTCTAAAGAATCGTTATTTCTACTTGTGCCTCTTAATTTTATTACAGCACCTCTTTTTACATCAGTAAAAAACATATCATAACCATGAGCAACAAAACTTTCTGGATTATAACTAATACCATATTCTTCAATACGAGCTATTTGTGTTCCTAATATTTCAGGAACTGAAGCAATAACACCACCTCCTGTACTATCACTAATTAAATTTTTACTTGCTAATATGTAAGTAATTCTATCTTCTTGTAAAACTAAAATATCTGTTTCTCTTGAGTGCATTTTTTGTATTGGACCAAAAGAAGTTTCACAATCTTTAAAGTTTATTAATCCTAAATTAAATTCATTAAGATTATTTACACCGCTATTACTACTAAAAATACCACTATAAGTAATACCTTCAAATCTATCAGCTTCTTTAAAATCTTGATTAGAAACTGCTAAAGTTCTTTGACCTAATTGAAATGGTCTACCCACTAATCTGTCTTTTATTTTAAAACTTTCTACTCCATTACCAAAAGAAAAACAATCTCTAAAGTTTAAATTAACTATAGCATCTTGAACAGCAGTTTGATTTTGATCTCCTAACTCACTGTTAATACCAGACAAATGAAAACCATCTGGTTGTGAAATTTCAAAAGATTGAGACGAGTCATAATACAATTCTGCATTTGCATCAGCAGGTTCTGTTTCAAAAACTATTAATGTATTTGCTCTAAAAACTATTAATTCAATTTCTATATCTGAAGTTCTATCTGATTGAGGCCATGGTCTATTACACCCTTTAACTCCAGAAGAAACTCCTAAATATAAAGGATCATTTACACCCTGAGCTGCATCTTGTATCCATTGAAAAGTTACTTCCCATGTTTGACAAGCTACATTATTTGCTACGCCACTTGTAGGCCCACCTGGACCTGGAGCAGCTAAATTTGAATTATTTATTATAGTTGTCTCATCAGCAACATTACCTGGTTGTGCAAGACTTGGGTTTATATTGTCTCCAACCCACCATCTTCTCATATCAGTATAATCTCTACTGGCAACGTATTCTTGTTCCCATTGCCATTTTATTTCTTGACAGCTACCTCCGTTAAAAGTGTCATTACGAAACATTTCTGATTTTATTCTAATTACAGAACCACCTGGAACTGTGTAATTAGTTGTAACCCCAGTAGTATCGTCTGTTGTAAAACAAGGGTATCCTATTTTTCTTCCATTTGTACAGCCTCTTGCGTCACTCCTTCTTCTTTTGTTTCCAAGTTCTATTAAAGAATCATCAGGAATAACAATATCAAAGTTTTGATTTTTAATTTGCATGTATAACCCTTTCAATTGAAAAGATCCATCTCCAAATTCATTATCATCATCTAAAAAATTTGTAGGCTCTGCACTTACTTCTAAAACCTCAACTGTTTCTACTCTACTTAAAGGCCCACTAACATCAGCTTTAACAACTAATTGATCTCCTTTTCCTACTTTATTTGCGTTATCACCCTGAAGTTGAAAAAACACCATATTATCACTTGGTCTAACATAATAGAAATTTGAAAATATAGTTTCATATCCTGCCTTGCTTGGCTTAACTACAAACTTATATCGTTCTGCCCAATAGGGCGCTCTTGAAGATACAGCTACTTGTATACTATTTGCAGTAACACTATTACCAGGCTCTACATATACAGTATTGTACTGAGAAACCAAAACAGTAGAAGACCTTCCGTATTCATCACTATATACAATTCCAGTTTCATAATCACGATCACTATGTAAACTCCCTGTATCTAAGTCTGTTGTAAAAGCTGCTTGTACAGATATAAATCTAAAATATTCATATAAATTAGTTGTTACAGGAACAGCAGGATCTGTTGTGTCTATAACCTGGTATTGCATTGCAATAGCCTGAATGTCACAAGTGTTTGATCCTGGACTAAAATTTGAAAGCCTAAATCCTTGTTGAATAGTAGAATCTGTAATACTACTATTAAATTTTGAAAAAGGAAAATTACCAAGTGCTGGGGAAGAAGGTTCATTATTAAAAAAATCTGTTAATGAATTTCCTTGATCAGCTGTAGCTAAAGGTTCAAAATTAGTATTAAGAATTGTTCCTATGCGTTCTGCAAATAAAGGACTATTAAAAAAGTCATACGGACTTGAATAATCTTGATCTAATGTAATGTTTATAGATACAGTAAACGGTTGATTTTTAAAATCTATATTAGCAGTGGCTTCATCAGAATTTGTTGGAGAAAAAACTCTTTTTTCACTGTCAAAATTAAATGTAATTCCTATTAAAGAATTAGTTTTTAATTTATCTGCAATTGAAGTAAAGTCTATTGTAACTTTAGAGTTAACAATTGTTTCACTTTGAGCTGGATCAATTGTATAGTTTATTCCAGCAGTTAAAAGACCTAATGGTAATTCTGCAAAACCTAAAAGAGTATTAATTAAACTTGTGTTGTAGTCAATAGCAATTGTATTTCCATTTGCATCAGATCTTGTAATGTTATAACCATCTACGTAGTTACCGTACATTAAACGATTGCCTTGTATTGTTTGAGCTTTTGCTAATCTTGGTACATTATCATATTGTCTTAATAATTCATCATTACCTAAAACAGTATATATTTTATTATTAGTAAACGTATAAGTTTTTGTAGTATCATTGGCCCAACCAAAATCTTCTTTTTTAAATCTTTCAATTACATTTACTGAAGTTGAATTTGTGTCTTTAAATAATAAATCAACTTCTTTTACTCTTGAACTTCCTGTAGAAAACTTAACTTCAATGCCATTGTACAAGTTTTGCATTCCATCATTACAATAATTTTTTGTACTGAACTGAAAAGGTCTTGGAACAAAAGCTGGATTAGTAAACAAAGAAGTTGCACTATACTGCCCATCTTCATATCTATATCTATAAGCAAAACATAAAAATCTATTTTCTATATAATTTTCATTTCCTGCAATATTTAAAAAAGACAATAAAGGTGCAGGTAATGGTTTATTCGTTCCAACTACATTTTCAAACCCAGGAGGTTTAACAATTACCGATATATCTTCTTCTATAATTTGATCAAAACCACCAATAGGTTCTGCATAACTTCTGGTTATATTTATTGTTCTTGGAGGATTTATGTCATCTGTCCAAAAAAGCAAATCTTCAATTAAATCAACTCCTGTAATTAAATACAAAGGATCAAAATTTAAAAGTGCTGTAGTAACTACATGATAATTAACAATTTGAGTAGTTGTATTATATGAAATTATTAAATCAAGTCCATTTTTTACAGTAAAATTTTTATCATGTATAAACCAATATATATTTTCTCTTACTCCATCTTCATAAGCACCTATACATACAGCGGTAGAACTTAAATTAGTTCCATCAAACTGTAGAGTAGTTAACTGCTCATTCCCTTTTGAGTTCTCTACTGCACCTATCTCTGTTGCTTCCGTAGAACCTAAACGGACATTTTGAGCATCAACATATTCACCTGGTGGAAGAAGTCTTTCATCCACAGATTTATTCATTCTACCTGCAATAAAATTTGTTGTAGTTATTGGCATATTATTTTATCCATTTATTCTGACCTCTTAAATTCATTAAAAGTCTGCCAGGGTGTATGTTACTTAATCTAATTTTTGCGTTTCTTAGTAAAGAAGCTTTATCTTTTCTGGCTCTATTTACTACATACTCTTGAACAGCTAAACGTCCATTTAAAATAGAATATCTAATATATGCATAAATGTATTGTTCAAACAATTTATTAACTTGAACGTCTGAATCAACACCATTTTCCATACCATCAGAAACATATTCTAAAACTATAGAAGCTGCATTTGATATGTTACTAAAATTAATTACTCCAGACTGTTTATCAATTGCAAAAGTAGGATTAGAATTGGCGGTTTCAGTATTTAATCCAAATCTTGCTCCGACTGCATAATCAAAATACCAGTTACCATCGTAACAGTAACCTTCAGATCCATTGTATGGACTGTGTTCATTTAAATATATAGTTCTATTTCCACCTAATATTCTTCCTAAATCTAATTCGGAATTTTGTGGTCTTAAAATATTACCATCTTGATCAAATAAAATATTAGAATTATTGTCTTGTAAATAAGCTGAAGACCAATTAGTTTGAATGTTTTCTGACAAAGGATGTAAACATCCGTTTGTATATTGAGATATTCTTACCCAATTAACATAGTCTTGTGGTAAAACAAACCTTAGCTGCTGAGTAATATCTAATTGAAGGATTTTTATTTCCTTCATTGCATCATAATTTAATTCTTGTATTCCTCTTTTTGCATGAAATAGAATTTGATATCTTTCAATATTATTTATCAACTCATGATTTCCTTGATACATTAACATAAAATTGTTAACTATATCAGATAAAGAAACATATTGGTACGAACCCCAATTAGCGTCTGTTGGAGCTGCTCCTGAATTTGCGTAGTATGCGTAATCGTTTATGTATGCCATCTATCCTTGTATTTGTTGTTCTGCTACTAATTCTTGTGTGCCAAAATTATAGACATCTGCTTCTCTTATTTCTATACCTACATACTGACATATCTTTGCTATTAATGAAGGCTCATCAGATAATGGTAATTCAAAATCTTGATAATCAGCCGCAGTAGGATCAAATAAAGGTTCTCCACCCACCAAAGAAGCATAAGTCCAGTTTGGTGTTAAAGGATATCTAACGTACTGAGAAGTTAATTGACCAATTTTATTAATTGTAATTGGAAAAGCTTCTGCAACTAATGCATTTTGTGTATATGCAGGATAACTAATATTTGGTTTTGTTAAAATAGAATTATTTAACATTGTTATTTTACTTTGCGCTACTCTTTCTGCTTCAATAATATCATTAGCTGAATAGATGTTATAAGTTTTTCCTATATTATCCCATACGGATGTTCCAAACGTTGGAAACACTAAAATATTAGTTGCACTAACTACTTGTGAAACAGTGGTGTTATAAACCACTCCTCCTGTAATAGTAGAAACTATATCTCCAACAGCCACTCCAGCCACAATAAAGTCTGCTGTAGTGTCGTTTACCGCTGTAGAACCGCCATTGGTCGAAGTTGTTACTCCTGCCGCTAATTCTTTAGTAAAGACCATCATCTTATTAATTAAATAATAATCAGCTGGCAATGTATATAAATTAGTTTGAATGTTTCCTGATTGAGTTGTAGCAGAATTAAATAAAGGTCCGTTAACATAGAACGTGTCTATAACTTCTAAAAGTCCTTTTGATATATCAGCATACCCTGTGCCTGATGCACGACCAATTTCTTTTACTATTTGATTATTGTACGCATAAAAATAATCTTCAAACATATCCATTTGAGACTGCGCACAATAAAGATTGAAATCTTGTGGAGATATGTAACCGTAATTATTTTTGTTTGCTATTGCTAATACAGTATTTCGTACTTCGTTTATTGGCATAATTAATTCTTTTTACAAATATAACAAAAAAAAAGAGGTTACTTTTTTTTAGTAACCTCTCTTTAATTGTTTAATTAATGCCCTTATGCATTAACGATACTTGTTACAGCTTTTGGAAGACTTACCTCGAAAAAAGGATTCTGCCAAGATGTAGCTAATGCTATTTCCATATTATCTAATATAGAATTGTAAACATCATGAGCTACTTGAGCTGCTGTTGTAACTGTTGTAGTAGTTCCATCAACATAATCAATTGTAACTGTTACTGCTGTAGCTGTTGCTGTAGCAATAGCTTTGACTCCGTCAAGACTAATCAATTGACCAGTAATAGGAGCATTTGTGATTTTAAGAAATTTTGCCATTTTATAAAAAGTTTTTAATGGGTTAATAAAGTACAAAGATAGCAAAAAAAAAGCCACCCTTTTAAGGTAGCTAATTTTCAGTTAGTTGTTAGTTTTACTTTATTTTATTTTTTAAAAGCTTATAAACTTCTAATCCATCGTCACTTTGCATAAAGGACGCAACTATAAAATTAACGTCTTCTCCAAATGGAACTGTAAGCATTTTCTTTTTATTGTTTGGAAGATTGTAATAAACATCTTTACCACTATTTTTTAGTGTCAATAAACTTGTGTTAAAAAATTGATAAACATCGTCCATTAATTCTAACATAGGATCATTAAGAGTGTCTAAGAAATCATCTGGATTATTTTTAGCATAAACTAATATATCTCTTTTAAGTTCAGCTGTTGTCATATTTTCTACAGCATTACCCATTAACACTCTACATATTTGTGTTAATTTAGAAATGTCTTTAGTGATTTTTTTAGCTTCTATTTGAGCTTCTAATTCATATTCTACCCATTCTAATTCAGCCGCAGCATCACGTTCTTTGTCAATTTCTTCAAATACAAATCCGTTACTTGGATGTAGTGCTAAAAATTGTTGTAATACTTGATTTTCTTTACCAACCGATAACATTCCATCCTCAAAAACAATTGGCTCTAATATAGCATTACCATCTTGTTCATTTTCAAAAGGTGACTTTTGATTACGAGCATAACGTAATGGTTCATTAACGCCTGTTTCTTCGTTAAAATGTAATAAAGGTGATCTCGATGAATGTCGAGATGCTAACATGTATGATAAAGGAGATTGACCTTGTTTTAAACGATAGGATTTTGCTTTGTACTGTAATTTTTTTGTTGCCATTATAATATAATTTAATTTGATTTATAAAAAAATAAATACCCTCGTCATTATAACGAGGGTAAATATTACTACTATTTACTATGCATCTTGGAATAAGAAGAAGTTGTTTGCACCTAAAGTACATACAGCTCTTTCACTCAAGAAGTTCACTTCCATTGCATCTAAGTCACTTGTTCTTGCACCACCAGCAGAACCAGTAATCCAAGACTTGTAACGTCTGTCTTCAGTTTCTGAAGCTCTGTAACGAACGTGTAAGAAAGGACGTTTAGCATTCTTCCCTAAGATTTGATCGTATACAGTTGTAGAGCCAGCTGGAACTAAAAGTCCATTAACTTTACCTGCATTAAGACCACCTCTCATTGTAGGATCGTTTAAGTATTTCCAGTCAGACTTGTAGAAATCGTAACCTCTACGGAATCCTGTGAAACCTAAATTTAACGCCATGTCTTTGTCATTGTCAAATAAACCATATGAAGTACCACCTGCTCCAGAAGAGTTTTGTGTTGCTAACATATCATCAATGTCAAATGAGAACTGACGATCTACAAAAATAACATTTTCTTCAATAGAACCTTGCTTGTCAAGTCTTTGAATAATGTTATCAAATTGAGCTAAAGTCTGTGGGTTTCCACCACCAAATACATTACCTCTATTTCCTACTACAAAGAAAATTCCTTCAGATCCAGACTCTCCTGCTACAGAAGCTCCTGCTACTGTACCTTGTAAGTAATCTCCTGCACCAGATGCAGCTGCTGCTGGTACTGCTTCGATCATTGCTGTCTCTAAGTAATCTTCAAAACGTAATCTTGTATCATGTTCAGATTTTAAATACCATAAGTATCCAGAAGCACCATTTTCAGATGTAACTTCAATCCACCCAATTTGAGCCATGTCAGAACCAGAAACAGAATATTTGTCTTTGATAATGATTGGTTTGTTTGAGAAAATAAAATCATCAGATTCTAAAGATCCTTGCATTCCGTTCACACCTTTTGCGAATTCAGAACCGTATACAAAAATGTCACATGAAGTTGCTGCTGCCATTGCTTGACCGCCTGCTTCATAGTATGCAATTGTTACTACGTTTGGCGCACCTGCTGTTGGAGCTACCGATATAATACCCTTGTTCTGTAAAGTTGAACCTGGTGTATTATCAGATACCATTACAGTCTGTCCTGCTCTTAAAGCTGCTTGACTTGATGTTCCAGCCAAAGCTGGGTTAAAGTTTCCAATATTGTTTGGAATAGTCCAAACACCATCAGCCGCACCACCTGCCGCTGCTGACGTACAAGCCTGGTATTTAGTGTGTAGTCTTCCTTGTTCTGCCCATTTGATAAGGTCAGAGTTAGAAGGCATTTCAGCGCCTACCATTCTTAAGAATGATGCTACTGTTCTATTTCCATAACGCTCAAATTCCTTTTCGTAAGTATCTGGAAGATACTGATTCAAAAAATCAAAGTTAGTTATGTAGTTTGTTGATAAAGGAGTTTGCTGCGCACTTGGCTGCAAGTCAAATCCTGGGGCTACATTTACTGCCATAATTTTGTTTTTTTTAATTAATTATTTTTTCTACTTCTAATTTTGAGTCCTCTTCCGCTATCACTACTTGATCCCATTGGTCTTATCGTAATTCCATTTTTTGAAACCGATTGAGACTGTTGTCTAACATCCATATTTATGTTTTTTGATTTTCTCGAAACATTATCTACGGTTGCAGCAACACCCTGTTCATAAAAGTGTTTGGCAAACTTATCAGGATTCATAGCAACCGAAAAGGCTTTATGGTATCCTACAGGATCGTTTATTAAACCATCATTGTCCATAAATTTGTTAACGAAATTGTTAACGTCAGATTGAACATTTTTTAGTTCTTGTGCATCCCCTGGTTTAAAAGAAATATTTTTGTCACCAACTGAAAATTCAAAACCTTTGAATTCGTTGTTAAAAACCGACTCGGTTTTATCTAAGAAATAATTATACCTCTTTTTGTTTAGTTCTTCAATACTTTTAGATTCCTCTATGTACTTTTTATATGCATCCAAATCATCTACCTGATCTTCAGATAACCCATCCCCACTTGACTCAAGAGGAACTTTATATTTATCTTTCTGTTCATTAAGAAATTTCTTTGCTTTCGAAAGTTCTCTTTTTTTAGCTAATTTTATTTTTCTAATATCCTTTTCATCATCTAAATCTTCATCAAAAGAAAATTTATCTGAAATAATATCTTGGATATCTTCTGAGTCTAAACCATCTTCAGTCGACTCATAATAATTAGCAAGTATAGCATTATCTTCCATACTATCAATGTCTTTTTGTAATTTATAAAAGTCATTAATACCACGTCCAGTTTCCTGCTTATATTTTAAATATTTTGACACATCTTCTGGCAAGTCTTCGTTTGCTTCTTTTTCAGCAAACAATTCATCAACAGAATTTATATCCTTATTGTATCTTTTTTTAATATATGAAAGAACGTCAGTATCAGTAAATTCTGCAACTGATTCTTCACTATTTGTTTCTTCAACCAATGTTTCTTCGGAAGGAGAATTTATTTCTGTACGCAAATCTACTTTTTCAATAGATTTATCTTCTGCTACTTTTGGCTCAAATTGTTCTTCGTGTTGTTTTAACAACGTTTCCTCAACTTGCGCTCTTGATTTTTCTTCGACATTTGCGTCTACTGCTTTTACTGTAAATTCCATTTGATTTTATTTTTTACAAAGTTAATACTAATTTAATTATAATTTTAAGCCTTTTATCGAGGATTGAATTCTGCTAAATCAAAACCATCTAAACTGTCTTCATTAGACTCAAAGTTTATAGCTGGTAAGTCTCTCTTTTTTTGTTCTATCATTTTTGATGTTTGAGTAGATTGTTGACTTATCCTACTATCCTTTGCGTTCTCTCTTTCTGTTTCTCTACTTTGTAAAGCTGTAGACTCCAAACCTTTTAATTGCATTTGCATTTGAAACTCTACTTGCATTAATTGTTGTTTTAATTCAGCTTCTCTTTGAAGTTTTTGTATTTCAAAACCAACCTCCGCTTCTTTTAATGCCATCTTAGATTGAACTTCAGCTTGCTGTGTTTGCATAGCCATTTGTGCAGCAGCTTGTTGAGCTGAAGCCTGCATTTCTGCTTGCATTTGTTGTTGCTGTTGCATTTGTTGCGACTCCCTATCTTGTTTAGCTTTTCTTTTAACTTTTAAAAGTTGATTAGCCATTTTTATATTAGCTATTTCTCTAATATCAATAGCGTCTTCTAAACTAATATTTTCTTTAGATAAAGCCATTTGAATGTTTTGTTCTAACATTGCTTTCTGCTCTTCATCTGGCATAAGTTCAATAAAAATACCAAAATCATATAAATACAAATTTTTAATATCTTCTATTATACTTAAATTATATTTACCTATTTGCATTGCAAACTCATCTTTGAAATCTGCAAACTCTAAAACATCTGCGGTTCTAATAGCTAAACATTCTGCTAAAGTTTTTGTAATATATAAACTTGCATTTAAAATATGCCTGGTCGCTACATTAGAATTTAACGCTGCTAATTTTTGAACGCCAACTAATGAATTAGGATCTGGACTTGAGCCATCACGAGCTTCGTTTAATCCTGTTACAGACCTAATCATATCCATGTAATGATTATAGTTACCGATAAGCATTTGCATTTTACTTGCACCACTATTTGCAGTTAACTGAGTAATTGGAACTCTTGCATTATTGTATTCACCATCCTGCGTGTAACTTCTACCAATAACACTACCTGTTTGAAAATATAATCGTAAAGCATCCTCTGGATTATAAGCATTACCAGTTCCTAAGTCAACTTCATTTAATCCATCAGCATCAATAAAAACACCATCTGGAACTACTCTTGATACTACTTGTTGTATTTTTAAATGACTAATTTGAATTAAATCAGCAAAAGGTATCATTCTTCTTACTAAAGACTCTAACTGTCCTTTGTACATTTTTGGCGCACAAGCTACGTAGTTAGGCATAGCATATTGACTTGCTGATTTTGGTCTCACCATATTTTCTCCAAGTTTCCATTGAAGCATAATATTAGTTCCCATAACCATAACACCATCATACCATACGTCAATAGTTTTAGTAACTTTTTCAAAGTTACCTTCATCCATCATTTCTTGAGGTGGATTAAATTGATCATCCTTCTCAACAGTCTTAAATGTTCCATCTGGCATACTTTTCTTTTTATAGACAAAAGTATGTGTGGTTTTGTAGTTAAAATATAATAATGTAGCAGTATCTCTATGAAACATACTGTTTTCATAAAACTGTTGTGAATTATAATAATCATACCAAGACTGACTGTATTTAGAGATTTCAGATAAATCTTCATTAGTCAATGATGGATCAATTTTAATTAACTCAGTTATTGGAACTGTTTTAATTTCACCCCAGTAAAAAGTGTCTTTAAAATATGGATCTTCAGTATAGCTATATACCACATTTGCTGGATCTACATATTCTACTCTTACACCTTCTCCTGGCAAAAAAATATGTTTAGCCATTCCAATACCTAAACACGTAATATCGTAATCAACTCTTTTTCTTGTGTCATTATAATGACTTGCTTGAAATAAAGTGTCAATAGCTTCTTCAGTTGCAATTTCAATAGCAGGCTTGTAATTCATATTCATGAATAACTCTAACTCTGCATCTGTTTCAGGTAATTCTTCTTCTTTAGTTTGAAATACATTTACACCAAAATCAGATTCAATTTGTTGAAGCAGGGGTTTAGCCAGCATATCACCCTCAATCATTTCTTGATATTCGTTTCTTTTTTCTGCTGATAATGCATCTTGAGCAACAGCCTTTATTTTAAAAAGTCTGTCATTCATTCCGTTAACTACAATGTCAACAAATTTTGGAATAATAGGAACTGGTGTCCAATCTAAATTTAAATAACTTAGATCACCATCAATTGCTAATTCGTTTTTATATTTAGATACAGACTGTTCCCCACGAGCATATAATCGTAAACGATTAAAATCACCCCATTGAGAATAAAACCTACACGATCCACTATCTCTTCTAAACCATTCATATTGTATTGCTTGTCCAACTTGTAGTCCAAACTCCACTGAATCTTTAACGGAGTCAGATGCAAACTGGTCTGGAAATGCAGAGGCATTTACTTGTATCTTTACGTCTTTCATTTATTAAGTAATTGACTAACTGAATTCTTATTATTATATCTTGCAAAGTTAATGCTTATTTTCGATTTTTCTTTAGCTGGTGTGTATAAGTGTTTTTGATTAGCCATTATTGCTAACCCTGAACTTATTGACGCATCAAACTTAGTTCGATTATTAATATCAAACTTTGCCCAATCTTCTAATGTTCTTTGAAAATACATTACACCCATCTCATCATCATTTCTATAACTTTGAATTAAATCTAATCCTACATGTTTTTCTATGTATGATTCTATGGCAGAAGCGTGAGATTGCTTTACATCTTCACTTGAATTTGGAATTCCACCTAATTCTTTTTCTGTTTTAGATAATTTATTAAATGTTTTATCAGGTCTATTTATACTAAACCCTCTATAGCCTCTATTTTTAAAATGATATAATAAACGTGGTTTATTATTTTCACATAATATTGGCATTCCATAAAACACACAAGCCATTAGTATTTCTTCAAAAAATATTTCAGCAGTCTGAGGACGTGCTATGTATTCTAAAAAAAACTCGTTGCTTGGAGCGTTATCCATATTAAATTTAGTCATACCATGCAAAGAACCGTTAGATCCTTTACCAACTACAACTCCAGAAATGTCATATGAGTCACAACCAAACGAACCAACATGTTCATTGCCTGGATACTTTCTCCCATTTTTTATTGTTACACTATTTTGTAACGACCTTTCTGGTAACCAAGATACGAAAAATCTTCCTCTTTTATCTGGACTCCAAATAACCTTGGTGTCTTTAATTCCATTTTCCCAAGAAAACGAACCTTGAGTTATATTACGTCCTATTATTAATGAGTCATTATAATCAATTTGTTGATATATTTTAGTTAAATTAAAAAGAGATTGTTTACTTTCATCTCTAAAGGCATGTGACTCTGTTCTTGGGAACTGTCTATAAAATTCGTTTAAAGCATCTGGATCATTAGATAATGAATCAACTTCATTTTGCCAATAGTTTATAGCACCTTGAGTTATCATTTCCCCATCAATACCCAGGCTGGGTATTTTAGGGTTTTCAAAAACAGGCATACCATACATATCAATAAATCCTTCCATGTTCCATTCCATAGGAATAAAAAGTGAATATAAACCACTTTTAGTTTGACCATTTGAATTACGGTTAGCGCAATCAGAATCGTTATATAGTTTTTTAAAATTAGCTCCACCTTTATCTAATGCATTAGATGTTGAACCCATCATACATTTTCCAACAATTTTACTACCTAATCTTAAACATGTTTTTGTAACACGCCAGTTATTTAAAATATTATCAGGTCGTTCCCATTTACCACTTTCATCATGTAATAGTAAACGTAATTTTTCACCATCATAACTATTGTCTCCAGTGTTCTTCCAGTCAATTGTAGTATCTAAACCTTCTAACTCTTGGTCTTCAGTTAGATACATATTTTTTTTTGTAATTTTAGATGCAGGAACTCTGTAGGCTAATTCTGTTTTTGGTTTATCCATACCATCCTGAATAGGTTTAAAGAAAAAAGGATAATTATTAGATATAGGAACAATCTTATCAGTAAACATTTTTTTAGCATCTGCTCCTGTTTTAGATAATATACCTATACGTGCATCTTTTGTTATTGTACCAGTATTAACTCCTTCACAGGAGGCCATAAATGAAAATCCAGAACGTCTAATTTTTAAATAGTCCATTCCAAAACATCTTTTGTCTGCTTTACAGGCTTCCCAAAAAATATAAAATATTCTATTTGCTTCTCTAAAGTCTGGAGATCCAATATCAATTTTTGTCCATTGCAAGTACATGTAGTGTGTACCTGTAATATACGTTTGCTTTCCATTATTTAAAAACCAAAAACCTTGTTCTCTAAAGTTAAATTCATTTTCAACATAATCTACCCATTCGTTTTTAAAACTTGCAGGTGTTTCATGCCATTGAAATATTGATTTTATTCTTGATAATTGTTTTGGTAAAATTTTATTTTCCCAGTATTGTTCTTCTTTTTTAGTAGACCTTTTAAAAACTTCTTTAGGAATTTTAGGTAATGCTATATTTAAACCACTTACATTTATTATACTTTCAATTTGACCTGTTTTTGAAATTACAACAAAATTATATTTTTCATTATATCCATAGGCCCATGTACGTGCTTTGTTTTTAGTTGTCAAAACATTTTTAGGAACTATATTTTTAAGTTCTATATATAATTTACTTTGATCTTGATTCTGCAAATCCTTTTGGGGTATTATTTATTTTAGTATCAACTCCTTCTATTAAATCTTTTTCTTCTTGTATTTTTTTTATAATCTCAAAAGCATCCATAATACAAAGTTTTTTTGTTGCAGCTGCATTTTTTAATCTATCAGCAGCCAACTCATCATCTTTATCATATTTTATAATATCTTCTTTTGCAACTTTTATAAGTTGTAATACAGCAGACTCACCAGCTTTTATAATCTCTTTTTTTATGTTTTGTATATCCATCTTTGTTACGATTATATTTTATTTTTGCTTTATCTGTTTTTTCAAAAAATTCATTATTTTTTTTTGATCTTTCTCTTTTACTCATAATACTTTCTATTATAAGTGTGATGTCTATAGTTAACTAAAATCTCATCATTTAAAAATATATCTTTTTCTGCAATTAAAACAGAATTGTTATTTTTTCTAATATAATAAAATTTAGCGTTATTTAATTTACAATGATTTGTATATCTTGCAGCTAAAGTTCGTGTGTTGTTTAATTCAGCATATCCTATTAAATCTCCTTTAATAAAATTTTTATTAGCAAATATTCCTTTACCTTGTATTTTAGAATTTAAAACCCTGTAGTTTTTATTATTATCATCAACAACAGGCCCTGCTAATTCTTTAAACTTTTCAGAGTCTATATATTTGTTTAAAATATCTACATCAATATTTAATTCACTAAGCATTTCTTTAAAATCACTCATGTATTTTATTTAAAAATGCAACTTGAACTAACCTTGAATTATTACCCTCACCAAAATTGTGTAAAGTATTTCTCGAATGCTTTACACTTGAAGGAAATATGAAAAGAGAATTGTACTTTGCTTTACATATAAATACCTCATTATTATCATTGTCGTATAGTGTTGTTCCGTATCCAGTGGGATATTTTTTATTTAAATATAATATAGCAGTCAAATCACCCATCATGTCATCTGTATGAATGTAGTTAGGTTCTTTTTGTCCTAATGGTGATTGACGTACAAAATTTAAAACAACTTTATAATTATCTATATTTTTAAAAAGAAATTTATAAAACTCATCTTCATGTTTTTGAGAAACATTTTTAAATAAATTATCTCCATCAGGTAAATTATAAAAACCTTTTTTTAATATTTCTTCAACATAAAAGTCAGGGTTAGATATTACATTTTCATAAATCTTTATCATAACACTACAGTTATATTTTTAGTAAACATTCTGTAAAGTTTTTCATCATCAACAACAAACTCATATTCGGATTCTGGCTCATATAATATTTGATCACCAATTTTAACTCCTTTTTCTATTAACTCATCATTAATATACCTAACAGTACCTCTTAATGGTTCGTTCTTAGAATTTTTATTTAGATAAGAATCTTGAGCTTCTAATGGTTTAATAAAACAATATTTGTCATATCCCATCCACTTAGATTTTTCGTTAGCTTTATAAAGATAAAATTGATCAGGATCGACAAAGAATAAGTCCTCTTTAAAAAAGCTTTTACCACTCTTTCTGCGACCATACATGTCGTTATAAAACTTAAATACATTGTGATGCACTAAAAGTATATCGCCCTCTTTAACAGGCCCTGTGTAGTTTATAGGAGTTGCTATTACAATAGCAAAACGATTAGAAGATTTATGATCTTCTTCTGAGGTACTTGTAATAAAGTCTACATCACCATAGGACTTAATATTATCGTACCTCCTGTTTTTGTAAGGTTTAACAATAAACGAGTATGGAGATTTCATTAAAAGTTTATATTATATTCTAAAGATATAGGTAAGGTACACTTAAATTCTTTCCAAAGCAAAACTTCATCTTGCTTCATAATCCAAATTTTGTAAGACTCTGAGATATTATCATGTTGAATAAGATGTATTC